TAATGCCTGCTCTAGCTTCAACCCCACCTTGTTCGCTGCGGTCATAAGGTGCTTGTCCGCGAACTGCCCGTAGGTGCTCGTTACCGTTTTAATGGCTTTCCCCATCTCATTAGGATAGCTGGTAATGCTGGATGGTTTCTTTTTGTAGGTGCCAGCCGCATGAGATACCGCCGCCGCGGCCTTTTCGTCATGAGTCAAGCGAGCCAACTCATACTTCCCGGCCAGCCCCTTGCCCTTGTACTCCGATTTCCAGGGCAGGCTGTGCTTCTCTCCCCATGCCTGGTTGCGGTGCTTGTAGGGAGCGTGGTTTTTTTGATTATGCTTTCCCTGCAGGTGCTTGAGCACCACAGCTATCTTGGCTATTTCCGAATAAGATTTTGCCTGGGCCTTGTTCTTAGCGACGAGCAGCAGTTCATCGGACTCACCCATATTTTTATATATCAAGGCATCATTGCCCGCCTTTTCCAATATCGATGCCATCTTCTTGTCTGCGGCCCGCCATATCTCCTTGTTGGTGCGTTTTCCTGAATCGAATTTCAGCTCTTTGCCGGTTAATGCCATGTATGCTTTCCGGACTGCACCCACAGGAGTCATTCCCGTCGCATCAACCGTATAAGGATTCTTGACCGACACAATAAATTTCTCAACGTTCGTGCCATATGCTTGTGCATATTTTTCCGTTCGGGCGAAGGACAGTAACCCTCGGTCCGTTTTTAAATCGCCGGCCCTATACGCCACATAATCACCCGAATCTCCCCACTTGGTTGGGTCATCTATATACTTAGTGCCGTTTCCCCCCGTGCTCCCGGTCGAAAATCTTCCTGCCCGGTCGTGATTGGGATTGAATTTAGAAATAACACTGCTAAATCGCATCTCTATCCCCCCTTGGCCAGGTAGCACCGCCGGCACAGAATGTCGCTTTCAGAGCGACCTAATCCGCTCAGGACCGTTTTCATTTCCTGGCAATTCATAAGCTCCTCCCACGAGTCGGTCAGCAGATTGCCCAGCCGGTGTTGGAGCCCGAAGTCCGAACAGCACAGATAGACATCCCCGTTGGGGAGCATCATCCCGCCCCCGTGCGGGCGCTGGAACAGGAAGTTGTGCCCGCACTGAATGTTCCCATGGTGGTAAACCTTCACGGCCCCGAGGTCCCCCTCCAAGTTTCCCGCCCGGTCGTGGAGGATTAGGGGAAAGCTGCCGTGTGCATATTGAGCCACGTCCTCCCGGGGTTGCCCGCGGTGGTGGTTGAACAGGAACACCCCATTCGGGGGGTTCTCGGAAACGTACCGCAGCACTCCTTGGTAATAACGAGTTTGAGCTAGTATCATGCTCTCCTGGTTGTCCGGAATGTGGACCGAGAAGTGCGCGAAATTTATGTGTCGAATCCGGTCGTAGTCGGCCAGCTTGAGTCCGACCAAGGTGGTCAGCAGCATGACTTGGTGCCCCCGGGCGGCCGCCTCTAAGATCATGTCCGGGACGTCCTGGTTCATGCACGGCTCAGTGAATCCCGCAAACACGACCGTGCTCTGCTCCGGAATCTTGCCAATGGCCGTCCGGAATTCGTCCAAGGATAAGTACCCGGTGTGCGGATACCTCTGCTCGAACAGCTCCTGCGGACAGAATAAGCATTTATTGGGGCATCGCGGTGACGCTGTTATTTCCAGGTAAGCTCCCATCAATCCATCTCTCCAATCCCGAAGAGTAATGTGCACCTACAATTCGGATGCCTCGATGGTCCCATGCCTCCAAATTCGAATGGCTCGTCAATCGGCACGGTGGTCCCGTGCAAGCCTGAGCATAGCGAGCACATACGCTCATCCACGGCCGCCCACCAAGTTTTAGTCTGAATCCCGGTCTGCTGCGCTGCCGATATCGCGCCCATGTTGGCCGCGTTAGTCGTTTCGGTCCTCGCGATCATATAGCTGCGGTAGCGGCTGGCGTACTCCATGACCTCGCGGATCCGCTTGGCAATTTCGTCCACGCCTTCGCCCTGCGTCCAGCCGTCCTCAATGGTCTCCCGCAGGGCTTCCCGAGTAGTATCAGTTACCCCTTTGGCCAGCTCGGCGGCGTGTTCCTGAATCCACACCCGGGCCGAGTCGTTCATTGGGTCATAGGTTGCGTCCAACGACTCTGCCACCCGCTCTGCGAACACAGCAAAGGTTGCCTCGAGTTCGGGCAGGATATTCTCCATGAAGTCCTGCTGCTCAGCCAGGGGGTCGATGATGCCTTCAAACCAGGGGGCCTTTTCAATCTTGTACTCGGGGATATCACTCTGTGGCGGAAGCGCCCCGATTATTCGCTCCGCCTGTCGTCGAAAAAATCTTCAATGATTGGCTGGGCTTTTGCCTCTTGCTTGTGGTGGACCTTCACCCAATCGGACCAGTATTCGTCTCCTGCGTCGTCAGCCTTGGCCACTGGCTCATTGCCTCCTCCGACGTTCGCCTGTGCGCCATTTTTGGGGTCGGGGTCGGGTGTTTGCCCCTGCGGTTTATTGCCATTGCCCTGCGGCGGCGCTGGGGCCTTATCCGGCGGAATAGGCCCGTTTTGCCCCGGCGGCGGGGTCGGCTCAGGCTGTTCCTTGCCCACTTCGACCCAAGAGCTCGGCTGGAAGTATTTCCCGCCTTCTTCTTTTTCCTTGTAGGGTTCTAACCCTATCCGTTTACGACCTTCGTCAGGGGTCATCAGTCGGTTGCCGACACCTTTGACTGCATAGTCCAGATCAGCCACGGCATCGCTCAGGTCCATCTCGTTCAGCTTCCACTTCCACCCGCCCAGTTCGAACGGTGCAAACAAAAATGAGTTCAAGCGGTGTTCTAATATCTCCTGGGACGGGGCGATCACTGACGCCTTGTAAAACTCATTCATCTCGGCTGAGGTCGACCCTCCCAGAGAACCGGTTATGGGCCATCCGATTCTATAAGGCGGCACCCGGTGGGCTATACATATCTCCAGATTGTTGTCCTGCCGGTATAGCCGATGGGACGCGTCCTTGGTTTCCGGGGTCAGTCTCTCGAGCCTGACTTTTACTCCCTCGGTTTCGGCCGGCACCGGAAGGATGGCCAGCTTGCCGCGGGTCTGTTTGGTCTCGTAGCTAAAAAAGGACTGTAGGGTCGCGGTGACCTGGGGGTCTACATCGGCGCCCTCGGCTATCAGCAGTGTGTCCGGAATCGTACCCGACGAGAACCAGTTTATATTGAAATCGCGCACCGCCATGGACCCGACTATTGCCCCTAGCCCAGAGATATACGCTGGTATTCCGTAGTAGCTTGACCGGCCCCCGGCCTTGCGAATCACTATAAGCTGCCCGGCCTGCTCCTCCTCGGGAATGCCCTCCCGCTTATCCCCACTGTGCATATCGTAGGTGTCCTCGTCGCCGTAGCGCTTGAACCAGCGGACCACCCCATCCCGGTACTGAGCATAGCGGATGCCGTCATGGTGGACCCGTACCGTGTACGCCGGCACGTGATAGATTTCGGCCATCTGCCCCTTGCCGTCGGGCACTATTTCAAGTATCCCCCAGCCGATAGTCTCGTAGTCCTCCCACGCCGCCCGCAGGATTTCGCGGAAAGTCATCTCGGGGTTGCAATGCTTCAGCAATTCTTCTAAGGCCTTCTTCTTGCCGACGTCGGGCTTTTTGTCCTCGTCCTCGGACACCCACTGCCACCCCAGCCCGGCGATATCGTCGGCCTTGGCCTCGATGCACGCACTGTGGATAGGGTTTGATTCCTTCAGTTCCATGAGCTTATCGAAGGAGTAGGGGGGCTTTACCAATCCGTACTCCCCGTAGAGCTTGCCAAACGGGTCAGCCGGTAGTTGCCGGGAGCCTCCCGCGGCACCACGCCCCTTGGCCTGCATGGCTATTGCTTTATTAATAATTGCCTTGGCCATTCCCATCCTCCTTTCAGACCACTACCCGGGAGATGGTCTTAGACTCTTTGTATGCCTGGATTCCCGCGTAGGCCGCGCAGTCCACCTGGTCCTTAAACTCCCCATTGGGGAAGTTGATCAGTTCTTCTTCGTAATCGGAAAGATATGCCGCGCCCTGTCGGTGGTACACCGTGCCCATTTCGTAGCGGGCCGCCATCGGTCTTGCCCGGGACACCTTGTCGCGATCGGCGTTGAGTGATTTGATCGGCAGCCCTTCCCTTTTGCCCTGCTGGATAATATTCAGACCATAGACCTGTTTCTCAACGCCCTGGAACCGGGGTCGCCAGCGTTCGAATTGCGATTTCATGACCGCCATGTGCTTGGTGGTCTCCGCCTTCTCCCGGAACACGTCCATCAACAGCAAATCCCTCTCCGGGGTCATGGCCCAAGTCGCACACACAAAGTAGGCACTCTGGAGTCCCTCGGTAGCCGCGGGGTCAATGGTCTGGAATATCCAGCATCTGTCCTTGTCCCAGCGCAGGTCCCCCTCGGGTCGGTGTAAAACATAAACGTCACCCTTGTCCTCGAAATAGCGGAAGTAAGAGCGCTTAAATAAAACGCCTTCCTCGGGCATAGGTCTCTGCTGATATAGGGCCGAATAAAAATAGGACCCTAGCCGGCGCTTAATCCGGGCAAGGTCCTCAATGTTGTATCGGGCCGGGCATAAGGCTTCCCCTATCTTTCGGCCTATGGGGTCGTTGGCCTCGGCCTCAGCCGGGAGTCGGACTATCCGCCACTGCTCCCCGCCGTTCTCCATGTCGTTCAACAGACGGCCGATTAAGTCGTCCTCGTGCCATCGGGTGGCGATTATAATAATAGCCGCCCCTGGCTCTGCCCGGGTATAGAAGGTTGACGTAAACCAATCCCACTGGGCGTCCCGGATAGTTTTACTGGCCGCCTCCTTGGCGTTCTTCAGGTAGTCGTCTATCATCCCCAGGTGGAATCCCTTGCCGGTGATCGGGCCTCCGATACCAGCGGTGATCATCCCGCCTTCGTGGCCTTCCAAGTCCCAGCGGTTGGCCGCGCTCGACTCCTGGCTTACTTTAAGCCCGTAAAGCTCTTGTCCATATTCCTCTAAAAGATCACGCGCCTTCCGTCCCCACGACGCAGCGAAGTCGGCTTCGTAGCTGCACAGCATCACCCGTTTATCCGGGAAGTTGCCCAGGAAACACGGCGGCGCGTGCTTGCTGACCAGTTCGGATTTGCCATGCCGCGGCGGGGTCTCGATTATCAGCCTTAGAACCTTGCCCGCGAATACCTCGGCGAGCTCCTCGTTGACTAGGGCCAAGTGCTTATAATATTTCCACCTCCCCCGGCTCGCGTGCATCGCGAGGCCCGCTGGGGTCAGGCTCGACCATATAGAGTCGGGCCATAAGGGCCAGGTACAGTTGTCTTGCCTCATCATCTGCGAATATTCTAGCGGCCACGCCGTACTCATGCTTAATGTTCACCTGCCCCTCGACCTCGGTCTTGGTGTGCTCTGTTGGCACCCCCGACGCCAGACGCTCGATCTTTACGGCCACGTCTAAGAGCCGTCCCATTTCCCCTGCGCTTATATCCTGGGGCTGGAG